GGACTGTATTGCATTTAGATATAGAGTCAAAATACGGACAGTCAATGACGGCGTTAAGCCAAAAATCGCATTTATTTTTCAATTCGTGGCGGAAAATGCGACTAAAAATCCATCAAATATAGTAGAATATCTCCAGTGTGTTGTCCGGTTTTTTGAATGTGATGTGGTCTACAATGGAGCGCAGGGCTTCGTTCTTGACGCTTTCCGCTGTATCCGGAGACTTTATCAAATTGAGCACGAAACTGGCTTGCTGGACGAACTGGGGCGGAATTTCGCCGCTCTGTGACTTCTCGACCTTGGCCTGCTCGGCTTTGAGTGTTTCAATCTTATTTTGAAATGCCCGCTTTTTGCGCCCATACTCTTCCAGCGTGTCATACCCGGCATCGTAGGCATCACTGGCCCGCTTGATCTTTTCTTCTTCCTTGCGAATGAGCAGCGAGTAGTCTACCACTTCATTTTGCAGCTGCTCCTTTGGCAGCACATTGAATTCCAGGGTCTCCAGGGACTTCTCAATGGCAGCAATCACCGCAGCGTTGGCCTTGCGTATGGATAGGTAGTGCGATACCTTGCACTTGCCCCGGGCGTAGTTGTGGCATTGCACAGCGGGATCCCTGGCGGCAATATAGGTCAGCGTGGCACCGCAGGTGTCGCAGCGTAAAAGGCCTTTCAGCATGAATGTGACAGGCTGCTCCTTGCGCTGCCATTTGCCATACCGTCTTTTCTGTTCCATGATCTTCTCCTGTACTTGATCGAATGTGTCTTGATCTATGATCGGCTGGTGCTTGCCGTCCACATACATAACCTTGCTGTTATCGCCCTTGTACCGGTCTCTGGAGGCTCTGCCGTCTGTGCTCCAGCGGATTTTACCAGCATACACCGGGTTCATCAGTATGTACTCCACAAAGCGGTTGTCCGGCGGGTTGCCTCGGTAGGTCTTTACGCCCATGGCGTTCAGCTCCATGGCAATCTTGCGGTAGCCTTTGCCGGACAGAAAAGCATTAAAGATGTACCGCACGGTGGGTGCGTCCTCGTTGGGTGTGAACACTTTGTTTTGGAGGTCGTAGCCAAAGGCACCGGCGCTCATGGCTTCGCCACGGCTTGCCTTTTCCGTCATGCCCCGGGTCACTTCCTGGGACAGGCGGGTGCTGTAATACTCGTCCATGAATTCTATAATGCGCTCGATCAGCGGGGCAAAGGGTGAGTCGTCTATGGTCTCGGATATGGAGATCACCGACACGCCGATGCGCCGCAGCATGGACTTATATACGATGCTTTCTTCCTGGTTGCGGGCAAACCGGCTGAATTTCCATACAAGAATTGCCTGGAACGGGTGCTCCTTGCTTTTTGCAAAGGCGATCATATCATTGAACGCCTTACGCTTTTTAACGCTTCGCCCGGAGATACCATCGTCATAGAATACATATTCATCCGGCACGCAGTAGCCGTTTCGGACGGCGTACTCACGAATGAGTTTAATTTGGCTGTCCGGGCTGTACTCGTCTTGCCGGTCGTCACTTACGCGGATATATGCCGCTGCATATTTCATTGTACCACTCCCATAGATTGTACTTAAAAAAGGGCGCAAAAATGCCCTGCTTGATTTATCGGCAGGGATGTGGTACAATATCCAGTGTTGGGTGGGTTATGTACTACATATCCTGCTTATCGGCTCTATCCTGTTGGCGCAGGGTAGGGCTTTTTTTATTTTGTTGTGACTTACTCTAACTTCCCGGCCAACGCCTGGAATTGATGGAGATAGTTGTCTTTGATGTCCTCAAAGATCTTGGTGGCCTCTGCGTCATCGTACAGGTGCGTGGTCAGGTTTCGGGCATTCAGGATCTCCACCCACACCAGGTCGTTGTCCACAAGGCCGTCAGCAAAGGCCTGGCGCATCACCGGCTTGGGACTGTTCACTTCCGTATAGCCCTGCTCCAGTAGATACTCACGGCAGGTTTTCCACGCCAGCTCGGTGCAGAATTCAAAGCGCTGGATCACACCGTCACGCATGGTGGAATTGGGTAGCTTGTCATAGTCGGCAATGGCCTCCTCCAGGCGCTGCACTGCGTCTTTGAATTTGTCCCGCTTTTCTTCATATTTGCTCATTAAGGATACACCGTCCTTTTCTATATTCTGAAGTAGTTTGGGGTCTGTGTCCCGGCGGACAAAGACCAGGTCAAAGTCCAGCAGGGTGGGCAGGTCCTCAATGGCCTGGGCAAGCTGCGCCTGCCGTCCTCGGTCGTCTATACCGTAGATAGCCAGGTCGATGTCGCTGCGCTGCCGGTTGTCACCACGCGCCCGGGAGCCGTAAAGCACCACCTTAGCTGCGCCGTACTGCCGGCCGATTTTTGCAATTTGTTTGTAGAGTTTGTCCATAGGGTTATACCTTGCCGCTTAATTCTTGAAGCACTTGGGGCATGGCTTGTAGCCAAGTCTTTTTGCGTCGTCTTTGGTGAACACACGGAACGATTTGGTTTCTGTAAAATCCTTACAGGAGTATTGATGATAATACTTTTCGTCGTTAGTGCAAACGATGTATCGCTCATAGAATGCCAATTCAAGCACATTCTGATTGTTACTAGAAAACATGAACTCACGGTCTTTGATTTCCGAATCGTATTTTTCTTTCAGATCGTCATACTGTGTATTGACAGCGTTCAATGATCTTTGAACTGCATTCCTTTCCGATCTCAGTTGGCGGCACTCTGCATTTTTATATATGGCAAAGCCCGCAGCAATTGCCGCAATGATAAAGGCAACTACGGCCAGGCTGATAACTGCTTTCATTTGCCTGTCCAACTGCTGACGCTGCTTGGCACCCGGAACATTTACTATATTCACTTCCACATCGTCTACATTGTATGGATCATTGGAAGCTATCGCCTCTGCCGCCGGTAATATCTTAACCTTCTTTTTCTTCTTGTGCACAAGGATATCAACGCCAAGTCCATTTCCCAGGAACACTGCTGTCCAGTAGAGACTCCTGCTAGAAGATGAACTTGGAATGCCTAATTTGAACTTTATGCAAATCAATAAGACTGCGGATAATATTGCCCATGTAATCGTAAAAATCGCAGCAGCCTTCTTTGATAATGGCTTTCGGTGAATTAAACGAATAATAACATACGGCAAAATATAAAGCGCCAATGAAAGAATTATGTTAAGGACAACAAAACCTATATCCATATTCTACTCTTCTTTCTTTTTTCAATTATCATTTGCAACAGTCCGGGTCGGGTTCGTACCCGGCTTCTTTTGCTTCATCTATACTGTAAACATAAAATAGCCCTGAACTTATATCCGGACAACCATATTGGTGGTAGTAAGACGAGTGCTCGTCCGTAACGAAACAGACTTTATCTCTGTAAAAATCAGTTTCTTTTTTGAGCGAGTAAGTGGAAACGCCATAAATGACGACAATGGCAGCTATGATAAATGCGGCTGCTGCTAATTTGTTTCTGTCGTTACACACAAATATCCAGGCAATCACCAGCAAAGCGACAACGATCACAATTTGCCATGTTACACGGTTACTACCCGGCTGGCTGGCGGAAATGCGGGTGCGCTGTGAATCTTGTGCGCTCTGGCTGCCATAGGTGTAGTCAGAAGAACTGTAATCCGTGTCGTCATAATCACTGTATGAACTGGAATTATCATAATCACCGTATGGACACACGCCGTTTTCATGATCGTGTGCCGGATGTCCGTGATGGTAGTGATATTCTCCGGTGGCAGTATCATGGTGCCCGCCAGCACTATCCGTCTTTCCAGAGTGCGCAGATGTGCTCATGGGAATAAAACATACGGAGAGCACAATCACCAATAATAGAAGGATAATTCTTTTTCTTTTTTTCATTATGATTTTATTGCTCGATCTCGCGGACCAGCAGGCGGGGAATGCCAAGAACATGGCATTGCTCCAGGTCCTCGTTTCGGATGGTCTTAGGGGTGTACTCCGGGTTGATAGGAATAAGCTTCACCCAGTCTTCACCGTCCACATATTCTATCTTCTTCAATGTAGCCATATCGCCGTCATAGATGATGGCGCCGATCTCACCGGAGCGGTTCATGGTGCTCTGCTTCAGGATCAGCACCTTGTCGCCGTCCATATACTGCGGGTACATACTGTCACCTTTAATGGATAGCACAAAGAAGTCGTCCCGGCTGCGGCCGTGCAGGTAAGACTTGGGTATCTCTACCGTATCACCGCTCCAGTCCTCGTATGCAGGGTAGTCATACCCGGCGGCAATCTCACCAATTACCGGGAAGATCACAGTATCTTCTGTCACTTCCGGAGCGCGGAGAGACTTTTGTTCTATGAGATCGGATTTAAGACACCCAAAATAATTAGCCAATGCCTCTATTTTATCCATGCGGGGCATTTTTTCGCCGTTTCGCCAACTGGATACAGTAGATTTACTTACTCCAAGAAGGTTGACTATATCGGAAGGCGTTCTGTCACATTCTTCCATTATAGAGTTCAGATTCTTGGCGAATATTCTTTTGTCGTATTCCATATTGTTCACCTCACTGCATCTTACGAAACCACTATACACTTAAAGACGAAAAAAGTCAACATTTTTTGCAAAAAAGTTCGCTTTAAGTGTTGACTTGCGACCAAATGTATGGTACACTTTAAGTGAACTCGAGAAAGGAGGTGCTGAACACGATGTTTAAGATAACGCTCAAAGCTGCGCGCATCAATGCGAATATGCGTCAAACGGATGCGGCTATGGAGGTCGGAGTAAGTAGAGATACTATACGAAATTGGGAAACAGGCCGTTCTTCCCCTAAAGTAGATCAGCTTTGTAAGCTGGCAGACCTCTATGGGGTCCCTATGGACTATATTTTTTTACCTACAAGGTTCACTAAAAGCGAACAATTGTGACGAGACAGCCAGCCTTTAGATAAGCAGCAGGCAGCGGGGATATATTTTTTCAATTCTCTTTCTTTCTTTTTTCTTTTCTTTTTTGATTTCCCGCACGCCCGCCCCACCCAACATCACATTT